ACCGGCAAAGGACAGCGTGCCACCTGTGATGAGTGCCGGGGCAGCAGTACCGTCTGTCCAATAGAACTCCTGCATGTTCGGATCTGCCAGATAAGCAATACCGCCGAACCCAAGCACTGGAAACAAAAGAGTAGGGAGGGCGAACTCCCAGCCACCATGGGCGTCACCGCCAATAGTGATTTGTGTGAAGTCCTCGTTGGGGAGCCACCATACGATATCTCCACCAACGAAACCGATCACCATCGCGCCAGCAGGCATGGTGATCGGGACGGGCGCCGGGATCATTACACCATGGTATTCCCAGTCCACCCAGAACGCTTTAGGGGAAACGACAAGCAACCGACCCCCGATAGTCGCGGCGTTGCTGATCCGCTCCAACGTCGCAGACCCGGCGCCAGCGGGGCCAGCGGGGCCGGGGTCGCCCTTATCGCCCTTGTCGCCCTTGGCACCCTGTAGCCCGGGCGCCCAGCCACCTGTGTAGGGATCACCAACCACGGGGCTCGGGGGGCCGTATCCGGGGGGGAGATAATCATCATTGGCCATGGCCAAAGTATCGGTCTGACTCAACCAAACAGCATGGCCAGCACAGATTCCTTGCCGGAGTGTTCAGCACATACAGGCGTGATGGTGGTGGCCATGCCGAGCACGCGCACGAGATTCGGAGCGGGATCTCCACAGTCGGGGGATCCACAAGACCCTTGCTTGAGCACGCCGCGCATCAACAGCACGTTGCTCTCCCGCCATTTAACGAAGCAAGCCACCGCTTCCTCTGGGGATTGGTGAGGGGGATGATCGGCACAGCCGCTCAGATTGGCGCCCTTGCCCTTGTTGGAGAAGTGGTAGACCCAGCCACCCTCGACTGAGATGGGGCCATTACTGCGCACGTGGGCAGTATCGGCAAAGCAAAAGCCCCAGTCCACAAGGGGCCGGGGCTTTTGCTTTATCCCAAGGTAGGGAGATCAGGATCAGCCGGGAGCAACGTCAGCGACGTAGACCAACTGCTCAGGGCGAGTAATGACCGGAAGGAAGTTGTACTCGATCAAGCACTGACGAGCACTCGGGTCCTTCTCCTTCCACGTCTTGGAGAACTTGCCGGTGAAGTTGGCGGGGGCCTCATCATCGGCGGTGGGTCCTTCCATGATTTCCATGGCGCGACCGGACTTGAGGTTGGTCAGGAACAACGCATCGTCAGCGACGTACGAAGTGGCCACACCGTTGGTCGTGTCGTAGAAGCTCTCCACAACGTGCCAGTCGAGCCCAAGGAAGCCGGGGAGGGTGCCAGTTGAGTAGTACTGGTCCTTCATCCGATCCGAGAGCAACTGACCCGCAAGCGCGTTGGCTGCACCATTGGCCGCGAACGAGTTGAAGATCCGGTCCATGGTCACGCCGGTCAGCCAAGCGTCGGTTGCCGGGACACGCGCATCCTTGGAGATCAGCCGGGTCCAAGCGCGAACGTCCGCCACGATCTTGGGAGGAGTAGCGGTGGCCCAAGTCTCACCAACGGTGGGCTTGTGCGAGTTGGGGATCTTGTAGTCCACGGTGGCCTGAACGTCAGGGTAGTTGAACGTCAGGGTGCCGGTGAGGGCCTGCCAGCAGGACCACTCCACGAAGTTGTCCACGCGCTGGTTGAGATCGGTCACCTCGCGGAGGACAGCGTTCTCGGCGTTCTGGGTATTCTCGACCGAACCGGGAGCGCGTAGCCAGTGGAGGGTGGTCGGCTCAAAGACCTTCTTCTCACGAACGTAGACGAAGCTCGCGCTCTCCTGAGAGACTCCCAGACGGGGGACGATGTGAGCTTCGGAGTTCGGCACGTTGGGCCGGGCGATCTGGCGAGATCCCTTGATCACGTCCCACGTCACAGTGGGGAATGGGTATGGGGTCTTGGGCAGGGCCGAAGAGAGGGGCAGCGTTTCGGGGGTGGTGAGCTTCTCCACCACGCCACGTAGGACTGTCGGCTCAAGCAAATCAATGTTCGGCATTGATCTGTTCCTTTCTTTTCTGGGGGATTAGCTCAAGCGCCACCAGGCGAGCCGTGTCCTGAAACTTTCAAAGTCAGTATCGGCAGATTTGTCAAGAGAAAAGCGAAAGAGCCCAATCCTAAAGGGAGAGGGCTCTTTCACAAGGGGTGGATCAGAAGCTCATGTACCCATGGATCGTGTCCACTCGGCCACTGAGCGCGGTAGCGACCGTGGCAACTTCACCGCTTGTCAGAACCGTGCCGTCAGCGAAGCGAAGTTCAGAGGTCTTGACAAGGCCGGAAACAACGTAGTTGCCCAACTTGTCTTCGGAAGTGGCATCCACTTCCTTGCGGAGAACTCCAACAATCGTGTCACTGGTGGCGGTGGCCCCGGTGTACTTGTTAGCGGTGCCAGAAAGCTTCAAGAGCGTCCCAGCCTTGAGCACGCCTGCGCCCGACTTGATCGTTAGACCCTTCTGCGTGAACTTGGCATAGGAGCCGAGAATCTCAGGAGCGTTGGTCGGCGTGGTGGGTCCAGATACGCCCGGAACCCGGAGGACATTGCCTTCGTTATTTGCCATTGTCTTTCAACTTTCTTTCTTGTGGTTGCGCGGGTCCGGGCAGGACTCACTTGTTCATGGAGTTGGCAAGGGCTGTCAGTCGCTCAATGTTCCCAGTGAGCTTGTCGGAGGTGGCTTCCTCGAAGGTGCTCAAGCCCTGCTCACTAAAAGCAACGATGGAATCGTCGGGAACGAGTTGCTTGAACGTCTCGGGATCGGTGATCGAAAGGGCCACCATGGCATCACGTTGCTTGGGCAGCACACGGCCTTCGCGGACCAGCTTGTCCACCTCGTTGGTCGCATCCTTGATCTGCAAGTCCAGAAGAGAACTTGAGAGGTCGGCAACTTGGGCCGAAAGCTCAATCTTCTCTTCGGCCATTTCAACCACAGCCTGAGCCACGTCGGTCAGAGAGATCACACTCTCCGACTCAGGGGCAAGAACGTTGCTGAGCGCAGTCAGGAGTTCCCCGTCCTGCAACTCGGCTTGGGCCTGCAAGGCGGGAACATCAATCCCATTCTCCTTGAGAACTGCAATCGCTTGGTCCATCAGCACGGGAGCCTCCAAAGTTGAGCCGGATGCTTCCAAAAGCAACACGGCAGGTTCGGAATCAGTATCGGCACTGGCCGCGATGAACTCTTCAAAGCCGCCAAGGTTGGTGAGGTAAGGCCGGTTGGTCACAGCCACATGCAGCAGCGTGGGGCCTACATTGCGACCAGTGCGAGTGTCCTTGTAGTCCAAATGCATGAGTGCGGACGCTCCCAAAAGGGTGCTGCCGAGATCCTCGGCGTGCTTCCGGGCTTCGATCACGGCGAAGACGCCTTGGTCGTCAAACGAGAGATCCACAACCTGCCCGATGTTGCGGGTGGGATCTTCCACATGCTGATTCTTGTCATTGACAATCGGGACTTGAACAATGTCGCACATCCCAGACCGGAAGTTAGCCTGCAACCGCTCTGCGAATTGCCTGTCGATATGGACTTTCTTTCCCGGGGATGCGGGATGAACAAAGTCCCCCCAGGGCAGAATCTGTTTACGGAAGCGTCTGGACTTGGGAGAAGTTCTAGTAAGCTCCACAAATCCTTCTGTCCCGCTTCCCGGGACAACAACCAAGCCGCTCATGACAAGAGTATCGACTCTTTAGCTGTAACCCTGCTCTATCAAGAGTGCATCTAGAAACTGCTCTGGGGACATGCCCATGGAGTCGTAGCAAACCCAACTCTCAAAGTAGGGGGTCAGCTTTGGTAGCTCATCGAACCACCTCTCCCAACTCCATTCGGCATTGCTCTTGTCCAACACGATGAGTTTCCCTCGCACTTCCTCATTGCTGCGCTGCGGGTCATAAACGGATAAGGGCCAGCCCAAAAGCGGGTCTACCCACCAGATCCCGAAAGCCTTCGTACCTAAACGGTTATAGTGAACCAGCAGCTTCATGAGGCTCTGTCCTCTCCCTTGAAACTCATGGAGTCTAGTAACAGAGTCCGTCCATTGCTCAGGGAGCACGAGTAGCCCCAGTGACGGAGTGCCATATCCTCAACCCAAAATAGAAATACTTGATCCGTAGTACTGGCGGCAAACCCAATCTGGATGGACCCATCCGGGGCCACGTCCTCGACCACGATTCGTGGGACTCTCAACTGCTCAGAGTCGTCGTACGGGACCAAAGACTCAGTACGGGCCACGAAGGTAACGAGTACGGGATAGGGAAATTTCTCATTGAACCAGCCCTGAGCAACCTCAACACTGGGAGCTGCGGGCATCATTACAAATCTCCCTCACTTTCTTTCTCCTCGTCAATGAGGTCCTTCCAAGCCTTATTTACAACTTTCTTTACAGCCGCCGAGTCATTACCCATTACGAAAAACTCGGTAAGAGGGATGCCGTGAATATCGTGGATTCCTTTTGACTTGTAGTGGTCAATAACCTTCTGCCGATCAGTTGCAGACTGAAACTTGATCATCAGGAAGTCCGAGAACACTGAAATCTGATGCTTGATCATCATTTCAACTGACGCGCCCACCAACTGCTTGGGGTCGAAATAAGCACTACTACCCTTCTGGGAAAAGGAGCCCCAACCGTCATGGTTGTAGGAGAAGTTAGTGGTGCGGCGTAGAACACGGGGGTGGTAAACCAGTTGATTCCCAGCCTGAGCCTCTTTTCCTGGGGGCCGGGTGAAAATCTGCGCTGAACTACCCTTGCTTGCATCGCCCAGAGAGGATCCCTTGGCCGTCTTAGTCGAGAGTCCGTAGATCCGCGAACGGGCATCACTTGAAAGACTCGCTCCCGACAAGGAGATTGCAACCAAATCCTCAAGTGTGCCGCCGTATTCAACATTAGACGAAGGGGTGTGATCTCCGACCAAACCGTAGAGATCCTCCCAAGTAACGTCAGGGCGAAGCCAGTAAGGGGCTGCGCCCCAAACATCTGGAGAGTCAGGACGGGCTTGAGAAAGTTGAGGGCGCCACGGAGCGTTGTCCACCTTCTCGTCCCCGATCACAGTGCGCCATGCATCTTGGAGAACCTCAAGCTCCTCCTCGGGGGAGTCGAAGTTTGGGTAGTCTGACTGAGACAAATAATCCCAGATAGGTTGGTACTTGCCTCCAGCGCCCTTTTTTGAGTCAGACCTTTCACCTAGTACCCCCGTCAAAGAGCGCCAGTACAAGAGCTGCAAGGACTCCTCGGTGGCGGGGGTAAAGTCCAACCCCGTTTGACGTAGCAGGTCAAGGGTCTCCTCGATGGACTCTGGATCTCCGTCCCAGCCTTCCTTACGGAAAGACAGCAAGCCTTGGTGAGAAAACGGGACTGAACTGTCACTGTGGGAACGGTATTCCACCTTCGTCCCGTCCTCAAAGGTAATAACGTACTTATCGCCAGAGGTCATGCCCCCGAAACTGCCACCTTCACCAGAGTACGTCTGCACACCACTTTGCAGATCGACAGAAACGTTAGACAGGTAGTTGGGCTCTTTGGAAACCTTTACTGCCTGAGTGCCTACCTTTACTAGAACGCCTTCGTCAAGGTCAGCAGGAGCGTCAGTCAAGCCCTCCTCCGCAAGCTTCACAGCCTTCTCGGAAGGTGTGTAATTAAACTGCTGGAAGTGTGGAGTGATTTTGGTCGTCGTGCCTTTAGCCGCTTGAACCTGCTCACCGTAAGCAAGGTACTTATCTAGCATTTGCATCCAAGCATCCTGCTGCTCTTTGGTCTTCATGTCCACACCAAGGGTCTTGAGTGTGGGTCCCGCGGCGCCAGTCAGCAGAGAGTCAGAACCATGCGCAGCTTTCCATTTTTGGATCTCGCTCTGGGCTGCCTTAATGTCCGATATGGCTTTATCCATGGCAGAGAGCGTGTCTGCGTTGTAATCCTGATCCCCCTGGCCATTGTGGAAAGAGACGGTCTTGGAACCTTTCACAAGAATGGTAAACCACTCAGTGTTATGGGGCATTTTCTGGTAATCGGGAAGCACAACACTCACAGGCGTGGCAGAGTCGCCAGCTTTGGAAGTGTCCACCGTATGCTGGAGAAGCCAATGCATGAACTTGGCATCACCACCGGGTCGGACTCGGGCTTCCCCAGAGAGCACGTCTTTCCCTGCCGGAGTCTTAGCCGAACTCACCAGGATGAAAGCATCTTCTAAGTCCACAGAGTCGAACATCAAAGGGACGCCTTGATACCCACCCTTCAACACTTCCTCCGCGTACTCCTGTGTGGGACGGGTGAAAGACTTACCAACCTGAGAGGGGGTGATAGAACTCTCTGCTATGTCCCACTCGTACGGGGACTTCTCATACACACCTTTGTAGAAATCCAAAAACGTGTCGAACAGGTTAAGCTTCCTCTCGACCAAGCCGTCAATGAAAGCTGCTCTGGTAGGGAACTCGGGTGGCCACGAGGTGCGATTTTTGAGTCCCTCTTCCAACAGAGCGCGGTATTGCACGTCCTTGGACTTGGAGATCAACTGAGCGCGGTAAAGAACCTCTCTGACTATCTTGTCTGCCCGCTCTTTGCTGATCGAGCCATTCTGGATAGCCCGCTGGAACTTGTAGTACCAAACTCTGCCGTGATTGCCTGCCGGAGACCAATCAACCTGCAACTTGTCGTGGGGGAAGAACTTAAAAGCCTGCCCCTTGTCGATTCCGAACATCCTCCCGTCTGGGGCTTCCATGATGTTCTGGGGGTGAGTGTCGTGATTTGAAAGGAGCCAGTCCAAGAGTTGCTCGCTCATAGCATCAACCAACTGCCCATCGGTCAGGTCACCCGGACCCTTCCCAGACAGGTCTCCCTTAGCTGGAGCGAGATGCTGCAAGTATTGGGGAACGCCCTCGTCAGGTAAGTATCCCTCAATAACCTTCCCGCTGGGGGTCACCGTAACAACCTGAGCTTTTGGAGTACGGAATCCGAAGAGAGGGCCGATCTCAGACGCCGCTTGTTCGGCGTCCATACGGAACTGCCCGTTGGGATCGTTGGTGAAGAACTTGCCCATCCACTCGTTGCCGAACTGGTCCGTGTAAGCCCACTTCGAGTGCATACCTCCGAGGGACTTACCACTCTTGGTTAGTACCAAATCCTCCCAGTCGGAGAGTTTGATAAGGGACTCGGGATCCACGGCGCTTGCTTGGAACAAGGAAACAAGGTGCCCGCTCACTTCCCCCATGGGAATTCCGTAATAGTCCGCGTAGGCCGCCTTAACAGAAAAGGGCCAGCCAGAAGAAGCTTCTTCATCATTAGAGATTGAGAAGAGAGCGGTGGCAAGGTACTCGCTCCATGGGCGGCCCGCTTCCCACAAGCCCTTAGCCTTCAACCCGACGTAGTGACCTTGTGCCGCCTTGTAGTTAAGGATTTCTAGTACACCGCTCTCCGCGTCCCCGGCCTTTAAAGCGTGAAGGGTGCCACGAAGAACGTCAGTGGGGACCATCAACTGCTGAGCAAACAAACTCGGGTACTTATGCCGGAACTTGTTAGCAGTAAAGACCTTGAGAGCAGATAGAACATCGAGACGGCCCATACTCTGGTCCGAGTTCAAGGAGTTGATCTTCCCTGTCTCCAGATCAGAAACTAGATCCCACAACTCAGGAGATGTTCCCAAGTCTGCAATCCCGTCTTCCCTCGTTACCTTGTCAGGAATGGTGACTTGAAGCTCGAACTCCTCCGGGGGGACTGGCAGGTGGGAACCTACGTAAGGAACCACCTTGTAGTCACCAGCAGGACTAGGAACCACGGAGAAAGAAGTGTCCCCCTTATGCACAAAGAGTCTCTCTAGGTGACCTGGCTTGGCCCAAACTTCGCTCCCTGGGGGGACCAAGAATTTCTTGCTAGAGCCAGGAGGAACCAGCACGAAAGAGCTGTCTTTGAGAAAAGCGCCTGTGGAAATCCGGTAGGAAATCGCAGATACGAGATCCTCGGCCAACTTAGAGACTCGGGGATCGTCAGAACTCTTCTGAGAAATCGCCCACGAAAGAATGGTTTTCAAGTTTGTGGGGAGATCTGGATAAGAAGGAGAAAGAGTGACAAGCCCCCCCGGCCCCAGAATTTTCTCAGTGAGTTGATCAAACTGGGAACTGGAGATGGGGGATGTACCTAAACCTTGCAGCAACTTAGAGAAGTCAGCAAGGTCTGTGGACTCCGAGTAGTTGGCGACAGCCCACGCCTCTGGAGAAACGTCTAGGTCATGGGGCACATTCATGGATACGGGGACTTCGGGGACCTCCGGCGCGACAGGCGGCAGAGATTTGTAGATTTCCCGAATCTGTTCTACGGGGTGCGAAACCGACCAGACTGCCGAGTCCTTGTACCCCTGAGAGTAGAGCCACACTTGAGGAAGTTGAGAGGACGTTCCCTCTAGCCAAGCGACACCCTCGGGGGTCGCCGATAGAGAACTTGCCATGTACTCAAGGGACTGAGTGTAGGCAGAACTGTCCATACTTTCTTGGTCGCCATTGAGAAAACTAATCCCCACGAAGTCTCCCGCGTAGAGAGCATTAGCGGCAGCAACAACAGCAGGGTAAGAGAGATTCTCAACTGGGATAGTTACCCCATCGGCCTTTAGCGGCGCGTAGCTGGCCGTTGGGTCGGCAGATCCCAACCCGGCGAGTACCGAGTCTGTAGTCATGCCGTACTTGGACAAAAGGGCGCTCACCTCCAACACACCTGCATTAGAGAAGGATGGATAGGCAGGCTCGGATGAAACGGCTGATTGAGTCCATCCACTGTCAGGGCTGTCCATAGCCGCAATCCTGCGGCGCACTTCCCAAAGAGAGATGGGCTTTGTGCCGCCGTCAGTTATGGTCTCAAACCACTGAGTCTCTGCCGCGTCAATCCACAAAGTTACGGTACTCTTCACGTTGTCTGGAGGGTAGTACGTGTAACTCCTTTTCAAGTCCACTCTACTGGGGAGGGGGTCAGTAACTTGAAGTGCCGAAGCATTGGGTTGGAGCGTAGTTTTGCCTCCCTTTCCTAGCCTGGCCACCAACACCGCCACGTTGGCTTTGTACTCCAACTCCTTAATGGCGGTGGCCAACTCTTGTTTGTCAGACAAGTTGAGGCTGGGATCTCCCAGATGGACCCGTACCCACCGCTTCTGCAAGTTTTCGGGGAGGGCAGCGAAAACTCCGGGGCCGGAGTTCTCCGAGGAGAACTTCAACATCTCGCCGGAAGTTATAGAGGACAGGTCAATCCCCTCTTCCTTCAACTTCTTGTCGAAGAACCAACGGCCCTTGTAATCCGAGAGAGCGGCGGAAATACTTGATAGCTCAATACCCAGAACACCGAATTGACCCCCGAAGGTTTTGGGCTTCTTTTTGGAGAAAAAATCAACCTTGTCCACCAAGTCCATGGCTTGGGCTTCGCTCAAGGGGGAGTTGTCCGGGTCGATGAAGAATTGAGCGGCTGCGGCAGCACTAGAAAGCAACGAGTAAACACGGACTGTTTTTTCGAGTTCCCCCCTTTCCACCAGGAGCTTGCCCACCGGGTTGTCGCTGTCAGTTACGGTCTTTACGAAAGAGGCGGACGGACCCGACAAAGCTGCTATAAGGGCAAGCCTGCCTTCTAGGCTGTGGTCATGCCAAAAAGACGCTCCCTCGTCCCAGCCGGTGCCAGAAATGACGGGCTTGAGAAACAAGTCACCATAGATGTACTGTGGGGAGTCAGAAATGCTCACACTGTTGTTGTAGTTGTAGCCGGTCTTGAATCCTTTAAATTCATAGCCAGCATTGGTTACCCACCGCTTGTAGAACTCTCCTAGAGTGCGGCGGTAAAACTGACCTTGGGAAGTTAGGCTTCCATGGGCTGTCTCGCTCTCAAAAATGGAGACTGGGAATGGGGAAACGTCTGCCAGACCTTGGATCTCATCCAACTTCGCCAAAGCGCGACTGTGAGTTATGTACCCCTGGTACATGGCGACTTGGCCCTTGAAGTCGGCAACCCCCATCCCTGCGTACTGGCTGCCGGAGAGGACTTGGCCATTGAAATCAAAGGTGGTCACGTAGGCTGCGTGCCCGCCATATCCAGCAGTAGCCCGGTGATAAACCATGTAGATGGGCCACTCCGGGGGCTCGCCACTTTCCGTGTGCAAGTCCTCGACTAGATCCTTGGGGTAACCTGACCAAGGAACCTGAGCTACAAGATCTCCGAAAGCCAGCTTCACCTCCGTGTCACCAAGCTTCACGGAGGTGGCCTGTTGAACCTTGGGGGCCTGTTGAACCTTGGGGGGCTGTTGAACCTTGGGGGCTTTGGGAGCGGGAGGATTGCTGGAGTTGGACTGCTCTGCAACCACCTTGTGTACCAAGACGGGCTCAGAGACCATATCTCCGGGTGCGCCAACAAAATGGAACTGCGGAGGGTCATTTTGTCCCAGCGTCTTGAAAGGCCAGGATGAACTAACTTCCACGCCTTCGTCAGCAGGAGCCGTAGTGTAGCCGGAGCTGGGCTTGAATGGAGCATGGCCCGTGATTGTGGTGGGCCACCACTTGCCGTCGTCCCTCTTGATGTAGAGGTAGCTACTGTAAGAGTCAGAAATGGTGAGTGCGGCGCCTACAGAAGCGTTCTGGAGAATATCCTGATCGTTGGAATTCAGATTCCAACCAAGCGAAGACGAAGTGGCAATGACAGTCGGGATACCCTGAGCATCCGATCCTTTGGTCGTGAAAAAGAAGCCTTGAAGATTGAAAGCCCCTAAATTTACGAGATTGCCTTTCTCGTTGGTCCACACGCCGTCACGTTTCTTAAACAGCTTGGTCAGGTTGCCGGACTTGTCGGGGAACAACAAGTCCATATCCGATTTCTTCTGGTCTGCGCTCAAAAATCCGGCGGAGTTAGCGAAGCCGATGCCTTCATTTGCGGGCCACATGAGAAGAGGAGCACCGATCTCTTTCTGTAGCTCCCAGACTGAGGCTGAGTCGTAATAGAGACCAAAACTGTTTTCCCCTGGCGGGGTGGAGGAGTTGGATTGCAATGTCCAACCCACAGCGTCCTTGCGGAAAAGAAAAGTGGACCCAGCGGCGCTGATAGAGAGAAAAGTAGAGTCTGGCAGAGCTTCTATATCAGCCACAGTGGGAGAAGCCAAAAGAGAGACAACCCCCTTTTCTGCTTCCTTGGGGGAGTCTGGAAGCTTCGAGGACAATTCCTCACTTGGCCAAGTGGAGACTTTGTGGTAGGTGGAGTAAAGGTTTTTTTGTTCCGCCTTCGGCTTCTGGGCTTTGCCACTCTGAGTAAAGAAATGGATTGGGTTAGGCTCGTCAGCCTTAACAACGACGTATCCGTAATGATTGGAGTTGTGTTTCCAAACTTCGTCACCCGGCCCAATATCCAGGGAGACGCCGGAGAGAGGATGCACGAATTTTTCGGGGGTAACTTCCGGCCCCCATGCAGCTAACTCCATCTTCCAGTGAGCGGGCTGTTTGAACAAGTTGCCCATGGGAACCGGATAAAGCTGCACATCGGGGAAGGTCCCTGACTGGAAGTACCCTACAAAGTTGTCAGTTGCCTCATCAGCGAGCGCCAAAAATGCGGCATCCTTCGGTGCGTAAGTACCCGAGTAAGTGAGATCCCTGACCTTGTAAAGTTTGCTGCCCGGGGGTAAAGCCAGTTTAAGCTTGTGATCTGGATTGGTTGAAGTAGCGTCGGATGCAAAGAACCGCGCAACCACATCCCCTGAAAGAAGAGTCTCTGTCTGAATCTCGTTGCTCATGGTGGCATTGGCGAAAGAGGCGCTGTAGTTCTTATCCATCTCCTCGTCGGAGAAACCTTCGGGCATAGTAATCGAGTAATCAAAAAAGTCTGGGTAAACCTGAAACTGAGTGGCAAATTCGAGTGTGCCGTCTTTGAGGTAGGGCTGTGGGGTAGTCCACATCCCGTCTCCCGCGTAAGTTTGAATGTGCTTGGCATTAACAGAACCCTGCTTCCCAATCTTCGGGATACCCGTAACCACAGTCCCAGCCGGGAATTCAAAGTGGTCGTCCAAGGCGGCCAGAGGGGAACCAGAGAAGGGGGAGGAGGAGGACCCAGAGAAAATTGCAGACCTGTCCAGTGGCCCGAACCACGTAACGTACACATCTTTTTTAGCAAGACTCTCGTAGGAAACAAGATCGCTAGGATCGTCTAAAGGATGGGTTACGTCCCTCCAGACCCCCGGCCCTTCTAACGCGTAAACAGAAAAATGCCCCTTACTGGATACCAAGTAACTCGGGTTACGAATCACCATGTAGGCAGGAGTTTCCGGGTCGAACTTAGGCTCATCCGAAGGTGCGCCGAAGATCATCGCTGTATCGGAGGGAGGGATGAGGTACTTGAAAGAGGAATGGTTAGCGGTGGCGGGGTCCAACTGTGTGGGAAAGGTGGCTTGGTGGTCTGACTCAGAAAAGACCCAGTTACCTTCTTTGTTTAAGCGGTACTTCGCCAAGCCGCCGTTCAGGGAAAACAAGAGAACAGTGTCAGTGGGTAGATTCCCTCCAACAACCTTCTCGTAGTTCTTCTGCCACACCTCTTCGGAGAAGGAGAGGTTTGAGGACGGAAGTGCGTCTTTAACTTCAATCTCTGCAAACAAGTGATTGAGTCCCTCGGAGTGCCCTCCTCCGGGAATGGGGGTGGATCCGGTGTACGGAGTGTAGTGAGTAACCTTGCCGTTGGGCTCTTCCACAATGAACTCAACAGGGGTGCCGTTTAGCCCTTGATACCCGTCATACCCCAAATCAAGTGTTTTGAAGAGTCGGCTGCCGGGAGGAAAGGGGACTACCGTGGGGTCTTTTGAAAAAACCCCCCAGCTGATCTCAATGAGATCCCCGTCTAACTTACGTCCGGTAACCTCCGGTTTGAAGAAGTACTCCCAAACAGCCTTCTTGCCCATCACACCATAGGGGTCAGCCCAGAGGGATTTCGTATTGGTGTGGACATTAGTCTCTGTGTTAGGGAGATAACCATACTGAATGTCAGAAAGGTTGAGCCCCCCAACATACATGGAGCCAAAAGACGGTAAATAACCGAGATCCTCGGTGGATACCCAGCCGGAGTCTGTAGTGAGGGAAGGTACTCTGCGCCACTCGAAACCTCCCAAAGCTCCGTCACGCCGCTCCCAGATCTCAGAGAGGTGGCCCTGGATGCCAGGCGCGCCTCCACCCGAACTGTAACGAACAGCGTAAACAGGAACCCCAGCATCGAACTTCTCAAAAAGGCGGTCCCCGGGGTCGAGAATCAGGCCCCCAGCCGACGAACCGGGAGCTGGAGGATCGTAGATAGTTTGGAGTATCCATGACCCCACAGTTGCGAATTTCCCGCCCTGAGTGAGCTTGCTGAGCAAATCTTGTTCAGTCAGGTGCTCTGGGAAGTCAAACTCATTAATGGGCGCCTTGCTATCAAGCTTCCATGCTTTCTCTCCGGCGTGATACTCGTAGGAAGCGAACCCTTTGAGTTTCTCCAGACTAGAAGCCTTAACCAGAATTCGTGTCCCGTTTTTAATGTCTCCGAGAGCAAGACGTAACTGTTTGGCTTCTACGTATTTTGCGTAGAAGCCGAAAGAGTCAAAATGGGGTTTTTCGGAATCGGGGTGTCCGTAGTCAGTCCAGAAGAGCGAGTCGGCCAGTTTCAGTAGCCTCGCTTTGTCCTTCTGCTCGGGAGTAGCGTCCAACGCGAGAAAATCGGGGCTATCCGACTCCATCCAAAAAACAGAACCCATAAAAGATGCGAGGACCGAGCCTTTAATGGAGGATTGGAAGCCAAGAGCAGTTTTCGGGAAGAAGCCTGTCGGGTCGCTGATTACTTTCCAACTGTACTGACTTACTTTGGCGACCTTTACCGTATGTACCCCCGCACTGTCATTCGCATACAGGGTTAGCTCCGAGCCATTCGAGACGTTCGGCGCCACCTCTGAGAAGAAGTAATTTTCATCTATCTCTGGGAGGGGTAGCCCCTTCGTAGAGTGCTGGGCTCGCGCGATGGAGATTTTCTCCATGGCTTCACTGAAAGAGAGCTTCTTCTCTTCGGCGTCCTTAACGATTCCCGCGATAGTGTCCCCGAGGGCAACTTCGGCCTCAAAGTCCTTGGCCTCCTCCTCAACCGTTTTTGGCAGGGGGACGTATGCCGACCCCGTGGGGTCTGGGATCAGAGTGGCCCCTTCCAAAACGCTGGAGGGGTAGTCGTACGCATTGCCGGAGACCTTTTGCTTGGTGCTGACCCACTTAGCGAAAGCCACCTTGTCCGGTGTGGGAGAGGCGAACACACGGTACGGGGCACCATTGACCTCAACCCAGTCGCCGGAGGTCACGGGATTGCCCTTGCTGTCTGAGATACCCAGACTGTCGCCAACGTGCTCAAGCAGGTGGGCCTTGTAAGCCGTGGAAGTGTTCGCAGTCCCTTGAGTTGAGGAGAGGATCTTGCCCTTGACAAGGGAGCTGTCAGAAGTGGGGGCCGTCTTTCCTTGCGGAAGATAGGGGGCGCCAGTCGGATCGGCAATGAGTTTGGCACTCTTTAGATCCTCTTTGGAGAACTTGTCGAAGTGCGGAACATTTGAAGCCTGCTGCTTGGTGCTGACCCAACCAAAGACTGTGACCAGGGCCTTTGGTTCGTACGGGTTAGCTTTGACCAAGTAGGGCTTCCCGTCTATCTCAACCCAATCGCCGCTCCGAACCGTCTTGCCGTCCGAGTCCTTGGCCAAAACAGCAGTCTCAGCAAGGTCAAAGAAAGAGTTGAGTTGCTTGGCGGTGAACTTTGTCTTGCCCTGTTTCAAAGCGGGGGGAGAGGGGATAGAGACCTTTTTACCGGAGTCAGGGATCTTCACATCCACGGGATCGTCTGTGGAGGTAGGCGCAAACGTCTCAGGTGCCTCAAGTTTGGCTTTGGCCGATGAGAGGTCCGAAGCAGGAACAAGAACGCCAGGATTCTCACTTAGCTTGTGGAGACCGGGCACGCTATCCACGTACTCAGAAAACTTTTGAGGCAAAGGCTTGGGGGGAGAGATCTCGCCGTCAGAGTCGTTCCCAACAAGGAAAACGTCTGACCCTTGAGAGACCACAAGGTAGTTTCCACCCTTAGTGGACCAGAGGCTCTCTCCAGGAAGCAGAGACACTGATACTGTTTTGGTCTTATTCGGCTTACTGCTCGGAATGACGAACTTCGCGGCCTTGGTCTTGCCCCAGATATACCCGGTAGGGGCTTTGACAAACTCGCCAGTGTTCGGATCTCGGGGGTGATCCATGGGGTCCCAATCCGCGATAGCCGACAGGGCAGACTTAACCTTGCTGGCCGCGTAAGCAGAAATAAGAGAGGCGGCCAAGGGCACTACGGGATCCGCACTCTGGCGCTCTTTTTGGATCGCTTGTTTGAGAGCTTCGAGAGGAGAGAGTGTCACTTGACTAGACCCTTAACTTTCTTGGCTTTTGCAGAAGCCTTCATCTTTTCCCACTGAGCAATTGCCTTTGCCGCCTTGGCCCGCGTGTCCGCCTTCACGTCACCACCGCCGGAAGCCCAGACTTTGCACCTACTGATTGCAATGGCGATTGCTCTGGACCGTGTGTGCCCATCCCGAATGAGGGCCAGAGCAATGTCTTCGATGTATCTGGGGAGTCCGCCTTCATTCTCAACCCAGTTGGTTTTCGGTGACCAGTCCAAACGGCCCTTGCCAGTAAGAGCAAGGACCTGAATCTGCCGCGCCAGATAGTCAGTGTGGTGACCCATCTCGCCTCCTGTGACTGCTCATGTAACAGTATCAGCAGAAATTCAAAAAACGCTGGGCTGCTACGCCGATTTTTTGGATTTCTTGGAGAAAGAAGGGACCAGCACACATCGGCAATGAGGATGAAGAGGAGGGGCTAGTAGCTTCGGCCCGTAGATCTTGACACCCTTCGGGTGTGGAAACTCCCCGTAAGCAGGGATAGCTTGGCCGTCAAGCCACCGGCAAGCCGAGCAAGTTCGGTAGTCCAGCTTGGCTACCCACCGTTTGTGGATTCCAAAAAATGAAAAAAGCGCCATTCTCATAGAGGAAGCGGCGTTCCACGCGGATCCTTGAGTGGAATAGGTGGCCCTCCGAACCATGGAAGATGAAGCCTTAGCGATGGACTCTTTTGAATAATCCTTTTCAAGGTAGTCTCCATACGTTTGTGCGGCTGTGTCAGCGTTTGTATGGATATCCTTGATCAGCATGGCCAGCACGGACCTGTCTGGGCTGGGCAAGGGACCGCCAGAAGACGTGTCAATGCCCCTCTCCTTCAACTCCGAAAGAACCTTCTTCCGAGTGTTTTCGGCGGACTCGTCCCACGCGGCAGTCAAAAGATCTTCGGCCTGCGTAGCTGCCTTCTGATACAGCTCCTTGATTGCCAACTTCACGTCAGGACGGGCCATGACCTGAGCGGGGGTTTTCTTCGGGTTGTTCTCAACAATCGTGGAAATGAGGTAGGACACCTCGTTGGCAGCTTGCGCCCAGATCTCGCCAACCTGTTTCTGGTACTTCAAAGAGATTTTCTCAGTGGAGAGTCGTGCGGCGGAAGTACTGAGCCCCTCCGGGTCAGACTTGGAGAGAGCAAGAAGGGTCCCTGCAAGGTGTCTGACAGATCTCATTGCCTCGGCTTGTCCAAGAGAGCCCCGAATCCAGGAATGTCCCTGCCTCCCGAGTAAGAGCCAGGCTTTGCCGCTATTTGGGGCCTGCCCGGAAGGGATCTGGCAGAAGCGGCAGCGTCTGTGGAAGGAGTGCTCTTCTTCGCATACGCGTTCACTTGCACCACCTTCCCATTGACAACTCGCTGGTACGCCTTGACTTCGCCCTTACTCATGTGGATTCCTCCAAATCAGGGTCCGTCTGGTTTGGATCTAGAGAAAAATCTCGTCCCCCCAAGAACACACGTTGTGCGGCAGCAACTAGGCCGTCAATGTCGTAATCAAGGTGGGAAGCCTCCACGAAGGGCTCAGGGATATCCCCTCCATCATCCTCTTCCTGGGGCTGTGGTGGGCCTTCCTGCGGCGGTGCGGGGCCGTCTTGCGGGGGAGGCTGGCCGAAAGTCCCAGCCTGTAGCGCCTGCTGCTCCTGTGATTGGAGTGCCTGCTGCTCTGCCGCTTGCTTTTCTTGTTCGGCGATCTCTTCGTAGTCGATGCCCAACCCCAAAGACTTGCTGAGCTTCTTCTCCAACTCCCTGACAAACTCCGGTGTGGAGTTGAGAACACTGGAGGTGACAACGCTCTGGAAGATCTCCTTGATCACTCCTCGTGCAGCGTCACTCAAAGGCCCGAACTTGAATACTGGGTAAACCTCGGTGCCGAAGTTCCAGTTGATCAGCTTGGGCATGATGTGGGTAGACCATGACTCTGAAAGATCGTCCATGATGCCTTCCAGGGCCATGACGAAAAAGTCAGAGGATGGGTCCACCCTGCCAACTTCAATCAGAGTGGCACGCTGTTCGGAGTCGAGAAAAGAAGCAAGGATCGACTTGCTCATCATGAGGTTGTGGTGATCTATCAGCTTCAAAAAATCGAAGCCAGAGTTTGAGTTAAACGGAGTTACTCCAAAACCTTCTTTATGAGTCATGGAGGTATTGAAAGAGAACTGAGAAAGGGCAAGCTTGAACTGAGCCACTTCGGCAGGAGAGGCGCCATGAGGAATCTGCCCCACCCTGCCGGGAACGGCAGCAGCTTGAGCTGCGAGGTGGGCGATGTAGTAGAGCTTGCGCTTTATGTCGAAATGGTAGTACGCCGACTCCAAAGAAGAGACCCCGTAAAACGGATTCTCTTCCGGGTGGGAGGTCCAAAACCAGACCTTCTCCTTGGGGATGAACACATCCCGCAAAGAGCCGTTCACCGTGGCCACTTGACGGATTCCTGCAAATCCGCCGTTATCGTCAACTTTGAACTTCACGGTACTGGGGTCACGGTAAGCAAGCTTGCGAATCGAGATTTTCCCAGCCAAGGGGCCGGACTCTGGAACGTGGTGAACTTCCTCGAAGACGCTGAATCCGACTTTAAGAGCCTGTAGGGCTTTCTTCAAAAACAGAAAACGAGAAGAGCTCATGCCACCTGACTGTGGGGGTAGAGTCCAAACGAGGTTTGCAAACTCCACCTCCTCCTCTCCGCCGTCCTGCCCTTCTGGAAGGACCCACTCCCCGTTTCGGAAAGCCGAAATCAGGGGGAGGGTGAGAAGACTCAGCAAAGAACGGGCTTGGCCGTCCTGCCTACACATCTTGATGATCTCATCAATGGGGACAGAAAGAGCATCCCGAGAAACTTCCCCGTCTGAACTCCACCCTGAGAAAGGGAGATTGCCCTCGGTCCCGATCTCCGCGCCAAGTTGGTCCGGGGGAGGTATCGGCGTTGCCATAGAGCGTGCCTTCTTGAGGGCCTGCACCGAGCCGTCTGCCATTTCACTCTCCTGCGGAGTCGTCCTAGAAAGTATCGGCGTGGAGGTTTGTATCGCCCCACGGCATACTCGAAACTTGGTCTACCGAGAATCCTAAGTGCAAGTCAAGTGAAACTGGCGGAGAAACCATGTTGTAGTCACTGAATCCGGCAAGAGGATCTTCATCGGCTGGCCACTCTCGCCCGCCTACAGAGAGAGCGCCGAAAATGGCGCCAGCAAGCGCGTCAGCTTCATCCTTGCTGCCTAAGGGGGGGTGGTCAACTTTCCCGTTCCTGAGACGGGTCAGAGTCCGCAATTCTTTGATCAGGCTCTCTCGGTAATACCCAACTAACCGCCCGTCGTAGAGGAGATCTCGCAAGGTGGCATACAGATTGTCTGACCTGTCCGTGGAGAGGACCTTGGCATCCACTCCCCACGTTTTCAAAATCTGCAAAGTGTCAGCCGATTGAAAGTTGTCACAAGAAGCGTGCTGGATCAAGAAACCTCTGCCAAGAAGAGCGCGGATCAACTCGCGGAACCAACGAATCTGTACTTCACGCTCGGGATGAGCACTCTTGTCTGCCTGAAAACAAGTCACGAAATCCACATGAACCAAGGGCTTCGACTCCCTCACGGGATATCCCTCGGAGTCCTCCCACTCGTGGTCCTCCCATGAAGCGACATGGGCGAGAGCTACCCCTGCCTTGTCCCCAGAGATAGCTAGATCTCCATGAATCGAGTAGAGAGCGCCTGGCTTGGGCAGAAAGTCTGGGGCGAAAGAGAAAACTGCTTCCCACGTAGTCACGCCTTGAGCCTCTGCAAGACGATAGGAAACGCTCAGCGGCTCTCTCTCCAGCACACCGGCAAAAGACGAAACGATTGCCGCGTCATTCTGGATGTACCGATTTTCGGACAACTCCGGCAAGCACTCATATTTTGCACGAGAGTACGCGGGATCTCGATCATAGTCTTCTACTATGGAAGAGACGTTGGGGATATCCCCATGAGCACCGGGATGGGGGATGCGCTCATAGGACGCGTATCTGGGATTGACTTCCCATGTAGGCAGCGGCCCTGAGACGTAGTACCTAGACTTAGCCCCCTTCGCCAAGTTATCTGCCTTACCGACTTGGATAGCCCTCTCAATAGCGTCCCCTTTGTACCGGGGGTAAGAAATCTGGACCAACTTGAAATTCTCGGGGAACCGAGTGGTGGCAGAGGATCTGAGCATCTCCAAAATGGAGTCAGAAGTCTTGGATGGAACTCGGCCAGTCTTGGACTGCGCCACCTCATCCTTCGTGGGGAAAGCCGAAATCTCGTCAGCCACGGAGATCAAGAGGTTCTTTCCTTCGAGCGTCTCAGCTTGGGAGTGACCCGAGATCAATTCGATTTGCTTGTTGAAACGGACCTCTGTGGCTTGGGGGCCTGGAGGGTCCCCCTCAAACCGACCGCTGAACCACTCAGATGAAGTAAGGAGCTTACGCAACGGTTTGAAAAAGACACCGTGTGCTTGAGGTGCGCTGGCCGCAACGTTCAGCATGTGGATGATCGTTTGGTGCGGGAGCCCGTAGTAGTCCTGTGGGGATCTCAGACACAAGAGCAAGTTGGCGACTCTTGCAAAACCCACTTGGACAGAGTGGTCCTTTCCAGACCCTTTTCCCCACTCCCCGACCAGCTCGTTTACGAACCGAACGGGGAGCCAGTGCGCACCGAACTCCTCCACCATGAGCACGTACGTCTCCGGCCTGAAAATCTGTTCCATGTGCCGAACGAAGTCGAACTGGATGCCACTCAAAGGAGTAGTCGGATTATTCAGGTACTTCTGGTCCGCGACAAAAACATCTAGTGGGGGAGGTTCTTCGTCAAATAGTTTGGAGAGCTCACTAGTGGACTTGTTGGAGTCGATCTCCAACTCATTGCGGAGCATGTCCGCCAAGGAAGAGCGGCTTGCCACGCCGTCACACCGCGACCAGACTGACCAACTTAGTCTGAACTGCGGCAGAAATGTTGGGGTCCAAACCGTCAAGGGCCTTCTTGAGTGCGGAAGAGACCTCGGAAACGATTGCCAACCTTACGGATTGGATCTCTTCCGCCTTCATTCTCATGGCTCGCAAGTCAGCCGCGAACTTGATCCACGTCTGCAAGATCTCCTTGTACTCCCTGCTCATGGAGAGTTTGGTGCCGGACTCGGATTCGTAGAATCTCATGTAGAGGTAGAGAAAACAGACCCTCTCCATCATCATCAATTCCAGCGTGTCAGCGTCGGGAGATTCTTGCCTGAGCCGACTAACGATAGCCGAGTGCAAAGCGCCGAGTTCCGGGTCCGCAGTGAAAGAAGTACTCTCCCAAAAGGAGCTAGGGAGCGTGCCATGAATGTCCAGAATGTCAGCCATTTCTCCTCCTGCCTTGAAGCATATCCTTCAACACGGAGATTGCCGCCAAGCTAACTGAATCTTCATCCGACTTCTCATCAGAATCTTCATCCGACTTCTCATCAGAATCTTCATAAGCGAAGGGATCTTCCCACTCGGGAATCTCATTGGGCACGAGGAACTGGATGGAAGGATTCTCTTCCTTCATCTTCTCAACATCGGCAACCATGCTATCCCAGAACTCGGCAAATCCGGGATCGTCCTTGAAACGAGAGTCCTCCTTCTTCCCACCATTCAGGTAGAAAGCAAGAATGGTGCTCATGGTCCCTGCCTCAAGCGAGGAGTCACCCTCCCCAGACTCGGGCACAGCGTCTCCGCCCCCGACTTCCGGCTTGGGTACATCCTCGGAGTCTCCAGACAAGGAGATCTTGCCGTCCTTGTCCATGGGGGGCACTTTGCCTTTGTCTACAAACGCTTTCCAGCGGTCCTCATCTGCGACCTTGAACCTCCCGCCGGGCTCTTTGGAGCCGACAAGGAAAGCGTTTCCAGGGGTCGCCCCAGTCGTGTCGTATAGCTTGACCGTATCGAACTCGTCTTTGACCTCATCGAAAGTGTTGCTGACCGACGCGTGAGTATTGGCGATAACGAAATCTGGGACGCTGCGCCCAGTCTTAACGCCTCTAGCCCGGGAACGTTCCAAAGCGGTGCCCACATCCACCGTGACGTAGTAGGCGTTCACCTCGAACCCTGCCGCTCGGGCTTCCTGCAACTTGCCACGGAGCTTATCGGGCTTGGAGTTGCCCGTACCGTCCAAGGTGACGCTGATCCCTCTGGAAATAGCCTCACTTTGGAGCTTCTTTGCCAGATAAGAGCTCTCTTCATGCACAAAGGGAGCGTCCATCACCTTGACCCCAGAAGGGGTAGTCTCCCCTGAATGGTAAGCCTCAGGAAGCATCTCCTTGATTACGTCTGGATTGACCAAGACTGCGCCCTCGGAGATCTCGGGAGTGGACTTTTCCATGACGCTCTTACCAGAGGCGGGACCTCCGCCCATGACATTGAAGCGAGGACGGCCCTTTGCAGGGGTATAGCCCTCAAGCAGTTTGTCTAGGATCTCCTTGTGGAGTGCTTGGCGCTCTGGAGTGAAAGTGAAGCCCCCCTTGCCGTCGTCCACAAGGAAGTCGGCGGCGGATCCGCCTTGGAAGTCTTTGAGCAGACCGGGGTCAGTAATGGACTCGCCCAAACGTTGTGCCGTGGTGTCGGTCCATTTCTTGGCGCCAGAAGTATCGCGGCGCTGGCTACGTGGGGCCTTCGGTGCGTCTGGGGCCTTCGGTGCATCTG